GCTTTCGACAATCAGATGTGCCGGCAATTATCGAATATATGACGAAGGATCGTATTACCAAATCCCGCTGCGCCGTGGCAAACGCAGTCAAACGATCCTCAAGCCTGACAAGCCCTAAAGATTTCGACCGAGTGTTTGTGGAGGATGTGTTGACGGTGGTTCCGTCGTTCTTCGGAGCGCGTATTGTAGGAACACAATATAGACCGGGCGCCCTCGATCCCCCCATGCTACAAGTTCGTCAACATGACTCGGATACAGACGCCCCAATGAATAAATTTTATCCTTCATTGCCGACGGTACAACCTGGGTCGCCCGAGGGCGATACCGCGCGCCCCCAGCTGCTGAATAATATTCCATCATATTTTGGTGGTTCAGAGGGCATCAAGCACCAGGCGTCGCTATCGCCAGCCGTCTGGCGTGGCTTTAATCGCAAAATGAAATATGGAAAAATAGTTTTAGAAAGACAGGTTGTCTGGGATTCAGTGGTGTCAACTAATAATGAGGGAATACCACAGATATTCGAAAAAACTACAGGCTTTGAATATGGGCTCGAAAAAGATTTATTCGAACAGGTTCTGTATAATCAGCTCATGCGCGGCGCATGGATAGCCGGCGTCGACTTCCAGTTGGCTTTAGAGTTTACAAATCTAAGATTTAAGTATAATATCGTTTATTACATGCCCACCGTGCACCACGGATCCGGCGCACAAGATGATCAACCAGGCTCCATCGAGGATATCTTTGGAGGCGCCACTCCATTCTATAACAAGTCGTCGGGGGGCACCAGGAGCGATCATAAATTGCATGGTATGGAGCTTAGCCGCTACGTGTTGACATCATTATCACCGACCGCGGAGTTGCCCCTCAGTCCATCTATTGACACCCTAGAGTCCGAGGCAGTACTGCGGCGCATCGAGAATCCTGAACCACCCACCCTCGATAATCCTCAGGGCGGTCCCTACTTTGAAGAAGTCCAGCGCCCCGTACTACAGACTTTGTTATCTAATTATGGCACCACGGTTAGCGATTCCGAACTGGAGCTTATTGTTAATGACCCAGTATTCAAGGATTATTTTGATAAGTCGATCAACCGTTCGGTGACCTCTTTGGTTCCAATATTAGAGAACTTTTATTTGACAAGCAACTTCTTCCCTAAGATGGATAATATCTTACAAGGCGCAAAAGATCGCTGCCTGGGGATATATATAGATTCAATTCTCAACCAGACCCCACAGCCTCCCAGGAGAACGGCTTCTCCCCAAGCACTTGCCGCTGCAGGGAAGGATCCCGAGGATCCTCTTGCGGGGCTCACGACATCCGCGAGAGATTTTATTCTTAAGATGCTTATTGAGACCCCCATTAATATTTTGCGTGGTGTTGCTGAGACAATGGACCCTCATGTGGGAATCACAAAGATCATTCGAGAGGTCACTGCTATAGCTTTCAATGAAATGGCCAAGGGTATGGATGTGTCTCCTCCGGTTAGATTTCTTCGAGATGGACCCGCGCCGCAGATGCAGCAGGGACCCACAGGAGCAGGACAAGACGGGCCTGCGTATGCCGACAACGCGCCGGCAGGCACACAGATGTATACATATGATGATGACCCCGAGCTAGAGTATGCCCGGGCACCCGGAGGAGAATGGATGGTCCGAACGCGAGGCTTTACAACAAAATGGACCTCTCTCCCACCCGGCGGCGGCGCCACCGGCATCAATACTGCTGATTTGGAAGTGAACGCAGTACCGCTCAATGCAGCTGACTACTATTCTTCACTCCCGGAACAACTACGCGGTTTGGTGGAATATAAAATTCCAGGAGATGTCGTCAATGATTACGCTACATTCACCAACCTCGCCGGCGATGAGACTTTTTGGGCAACTCGAAAGCGCGCCGCCAGTGAATCTTGGGAGAATGCCACAAGAGTCACGTCGCCCACTCTTATCCAACGACTTGCTGATAACGCCGTTCCGCGTTATAGCACTGCCCAACATGGAACTACCCTCAATCAAGCCGATCTTGATGCGGCTGCCGCGGAAATCCAAGCATCCCTCGCTGAATTGCCGGCAAGCCGCCCGCCCTTGAGCGAGGTCGACCCCGGACCTAATGTAGTAAACGAAGACGTACGTATTTTACAAGCCAAGCTACAGGGGTTAGCTGCCACCCAGGATCCTCCGAGTGTCCTCAGTATTGGTCATTGGAGCTCCCTGCCTGGCTGGGAAGTGGATGGACGATTCGGCGATAGAACAAAGATCTCTGTCGAAGCACTTCAAACATGGGCCGTAGGACAAGATTGGGCCACGACCGTTTCCATGGACGGCGCGATGGATGACGCCACGTGGGATGCTCTAGAACGAGCCCTGACCGAGCAAGCCGAAGCGCACTTAGAGGCGCAAGCCGGTACCGGCGGCGGTATTTTACCAAACCTCAAGGGCGAGAATATCATGAAGCTCTTGTTCTGTCTTCTGGAAATGGGCATGCAAGATGCGAAAACCGGGTTTAACCTTGGCAACGGTCCGAAGAACTCCCCCGATTGGGAGAATTTTGTGGGATTGCCAGATGGAAATACCTCCCCCAACTTGGGACCCGGATCAAACAGTTTTGCTGCCTTCATTGGTAACCCTGTTGACTTCAAAAAGACGAAGGACGAGGGGATGGTGTTTCCTGACTCGATACTTACATATGCGCAAGGCGACCCAGATCCCCGCGATCCCCGCAACACTATTCCGGATGATCTGAGAGGCTCCATATTCCCCAAGTTCAGCATGGATGGGGTGGACTTCACTGGCACACTCTTGGGTCTTCTGATGTTGCCGCCCGGGCCTTTCGGTATTGTATACCTTCTGCTGATGCTATTGGGTAAAGAACTGGAAGACGCCCTTACTCCCGATGAAGACGGAACCGCCACCGATGGACCGACAAATGTTTCTGAGGAACAATCTGGAGAACGATGTTAATTATAGAAAGGAGAGAATAGAATGTCTGGAATATCACCGAGATTACCATTATTAGTCAGCCCTGTAGACGGAGCATATGGATTGCTTAAAAACTATACCCACGTGGCAAAGCAGAATTTCAAAATGCTGCTTTTGACAAGCCCCGGGGAACGTATTATGAATCCAGACTTTGGAGTAGGGATTAAACATTACTTCTTTGAAAATAACGGGCCCCGTACATACTCAGATATCAACGATCGTATTGTTCAACAAACTAAAACTTATTTGCCCTTTATACAGCTCAATAAGATTGATTTTTCAATCCCAGAACACGAACTAGACCTACATCCACACCAATTATCGATTGCCATAGAATTTACAATTCTTCCCTTGCAGGTAACTACTACCCTGCAAATTGGATTTTAGAACTAATTAATAACGGACTTTTCCCATGCCAAAGAAACTACAAGCTATAGATTATACCAGCCGCGATTTTGATTCGATTCGTAAAGATCTTGAAAATTACGCAAAACGATATTATCCCAATACTTATAAAGACTTCAGCGAAGCCTCTTTTGGTTCTCTTATGCTGGATACGGTCGCCTATATAGGTGACATCCTGTCCTTTTACGTAGATTACCAGGCAAATGAAAGCTTTCTAGATTCTGCCATTCAATATAGTAATGTCGTGCGCCACGCGCGACAGTTTGGTTTTAGGCTTCCAACTAGCCCTTCCGCTTATGGAGTTTTAACTTTTTATATTAAGGTACCTGCAGCAAATGTTGGCGGTGGACCAGACCTGAGATACGCCGGCACGATGCGCGCCGGATCTGTTTTTGGATCCACAGGAGGAGGGTCTTATACCCTTCTGGAAGATGTTGATTTTTCTAAACCTTTTAATCAAGTTGTTTCCGGCGAATCGAACCCAACGAATGGGGATGCTACATCATATATTATTCGTGCTTTGGGTCGAGCAGTCTCTGGGCATGCAGCTGTTGAAGAGCGGACCATTGGAAATTTCCAGCGATTTTTGAAAGTTAATTTATCGCGAGCAAATGTCGCCGAGGTGATGAGTGTCACTGACACCGAGGGTCATGAATATTATCAAGTAGATAATCTATCCCAAAATACAATTTATAAAGCGATTCGCAATACTGACTCCAATAGTTCCACGGTAGCTAGCATCCTTAAGCCTGTTCCCGTCGCGCGTCGTTTTGTATTAGAACAAACAGCTACTGAATCCTTTCTACAATTTGGATATGGCTCCGACTCCGAGCTGCTGAGTAATTCAGTTCTTGACCCGACGTCGCTTATGCTTGACCTAAATGGTAGAAATTACATCACTGATAGTGATTTTGATCCTACTCAATTAATAAGTACAGACAAATTTGGTATTGCCCCAGCTAATACAACCTTGCGCATCTCATATCGACTTAATTCAAATGTAGACGTAAATGCTGCAGTTA